TTTTTTTAAGAAAGTATATTATGACATTAGACGAATTGAAAACACAGGCTTCTGCCGACTTACCCATCACTGATCAAGAACATCTAGATCAAGAATCCTTTCGCAATCAAGAAATCAAAGCTAAATGGTTAGACTATAAAACACGATATGAACTTATGCTCGTAAGGAACAAAGGCGACTATCAGAAATTATATAGAGAGAAATGGGAATACTATGGTGGTAAATCAGACGCAAAAGTATATGCGTCAAAACCTTTTGATCTAAAGGTTCTTAAATCTGACCTTGCAATGTATATAAATTCTGATGATGATATTATAGCACTTGGTGCAAAAGTAAGCTACCTAGAAATAGTTATAAAATATATCGATGGTGTTATTAAGTCTATCGATAATCGCGGGTGGGATGTGAGTCACGCTATTGGATGGAAAAAATTTGAAGCTGGAATGGTGTAAGATGTATTCAGTAATAAGATGAAAATATGATTCATTATACCAACATCAATAAAAGTTTTTCTGTTCCTGATACATTAGAAGATGGTGTTATCACTGAAGAAAGTGGTAAGGTAAAAAGAAACTCAAAAGTATTTTTTATTAAGGATGCTGGAACCTGTAAAGAAATCTTCAATCTTATTAATAAGTCAACGGTGATTCAACTGACAGATATAGAACCATTACAATATTCTGAGTATGGTGTTGGTGGTGAATACGGTTGGCATAGAGATATTCATGACAACCCATATTCTAACGGATTGGTCAGGAAAGTATCCTTCTCCACTATTCTAAATGATGATTTTGAGGGTGGTGAATTTGACATTGAAACAAAAAATCCATCAGACAAGAAACGATATGATACGTTTGATAACAAAAAACACAACACTATAATATTTCCTGCTCACATGTGGCACAGAGTAAGGCCAGTAAAATCTGGTGTTAGAAAATCCATAGTGGGGTGGGTATTGGGCCCGCCGTGATGCATATATCAAAAAAGAATGAAGTTAATTTAATTGTAGAAGAATTGACGGATTCTGAACGTCAAGAGTTATCAGAGTTTTTTACCTTTGAAGTACCTGGCGCAAAGTTTATGCCCATGTATCGTAATCGTGTATGGGATGGTAAGATACGATTGTTCTCTCCAGCCACAGGTGAGATATATGTAGGGTTACTTCCTTATGTTAAGAAATTTTGTGATAGTAATAAGATTTCATATATAGTAGAAGAAGGAGTAGAAAATGACAGGGATATTGATCGTAAGAGCGCTGGAGGTTTTATCAAAAGTCTCAAACCTAAATCGCAGGGAAAAAGTCTCAAAGTCCGTGATTACCAGATTAATGCCGTGGCGCATGCTATTGCCAGAGATAGGGCTCTTCTTGTTTCTCCTACTGCTTCTGGTAAGTCGTTAATAATATATTCTCTGATACGTTATTACCAGATGATGGGACTAAAGACTTTAATACTGGTTCCAACCACTTCACTTGTAGAACAGATGTACACAGACTTCGAAGATTATGGTTGGAGCTCTGGTACGTATTGCCAAAAAATATATCAAGGTCATGATCGTAAAGTTACAAAAGACGTTGTGATATCAACATGGCAATCTCTCTATAAGATGCCAAAATCTTATTTCAATGATTTTGGTTGTGTAGTTGGTGATGAGGCTCATATGTTTAAGGCAAAGTCTCTTACTGGCATTATGACTAAGTTACACCAGTGTAAGTATAGATTCGGTCTTACAGGGACGCTAGACGGTACACAGACGCATCAATTAGTACTAGAGGGACTATTTGGTGCAGTAGAAAAAGTAGTCACCACAAAAGAGCTTATCGATAAAAGTACTCTTGCAGATTTAAAAATTAAATGTATCATACTTAAACACAACAACATTCGGGAGAAAATGACTTATGCTGAAGAACTTGAGTTTCTTGTTACCAACGAGAAAAGAACTGATTTCGTGGTCAATCTATTACGTCATCTTAACGGCAATACTCTTTGCCTTTATCAACTGGTAGAGAAACACGGTAAAATATTAAATGATAAGATGAAGGGAAGTGAAAATGTTTATTTTGTATATGGAGGAACTGCTACAAGCGAAAGGGAAGAGATACGTAGCTTGGTTGAGAAACATACTAGGTCTACAACTATTGCATCTTATGGTACTTTTAGTACTGGTATTAATATTCGTAACATTCACAACATAGTGCTTGCAAGTCCATCAAAATCAAAAATACGTGTGCTCCAATCAATCGGTAGAGGGTTGCGTACATCATCAAGTAAAGATTCTGTTCTAGTGTATGATATTGCAGATGATATCAGCTACAATGAAAGAAGGAACTTCACACTTAACCATTTTACAGAACGACTAAATATATACAATGAAGAGCAATTCGATTATGATATTAGTAAGGTAAAATTATGAGTGATCAAGAGAACGAAGATTTTGAAGTGAGTATTAGAGTATTAGGTAATGAAATGTTAGCACTAAAGATGGCAACTACTAAAACATCCAACAAATGGATGTTCGCATCTATAGTAACTTTGGGATTGTTAATTTGGTCAATCTCTATTTTTGGGCCATCAATTATAACATTCATGAATGGTATGGGAGTTTAATATGCATAGTTCTAATAAAAACGATATAACATATAAAGTTATTAAACTAACGAACTGCGAAACTATTATTGCGTCTTTAACTTCTGATAATGCTCATGATATAGAAATACAAAATCCTTTATTGATGACTGTTGAGCCACATGAGTCAGAATTTGGAGAACGTGAATCTTTAAATTTGTGCCGTTGGATTGAGCCATATACAGAACAAAAATATTTTACAATTACAAAATCTACAATAGTAACAACCGCAAACGCTTCTGTTGGCTTATCTAGATACTATGAATACTTTTTAAAGAAGTTAGATGATTGGCAAGAGAAGAATCATGATCTAAAATCTAAATCATTTGTAGAAGACTATACTAATAATGAATACACCGATGAAGATATATACGATGAGTTATTAGATTCAATTGAAGTAGAAGGTAAATCTATTCATTAAACCTCAACATAGTTGAGTATATAGATGGAAAAGGCTTCTGTCAATTCCCTTTTCGAAAAAAGATAAATTAATAAGAACATTGACAAATATACTTGAATAGTCTATATTAGTAATAATGATACTCATATGGAGATTTAGATTTAATGGCTGAAAAGAAAACAAAGAAAACAAAACCGCATTATGTAGATAATAAAGTTTTTCTACAAGCAATGGTTGATTGGCGAGAGACTTGGACTGATGATAAAAAAGAAACACCTAAACCGCCAATTAGTAATTATGTTGGTGAGTGTTTTCTCAAGATTGCAAATCATTTAGCATACAGGCCAAACTTTATAAATTATACTTATAGAGAAGAAATGGTATCTGATGGTATTGAGAACTGTTTGCAATATGCTCAAAATTTCAATCCAGAGAAATCTAACAATCCTTTTGCGTATTTCACACAAATTATATACTATGCTTTTCTCAGAAGGATTGCAAAAGAAAAGAAACAAACTCATGTTAGAAATAAAATGATAGAAAATTCAAGTTACACATCTTGGGTTACTATGCCTGGTGATGATACTGGATATTCTGTTGTTGGCTTTGATCCTATGGTAATGCTTCCAGAAGAGGATGTCTACAAACCAAAGAAAAAGATTCCAGTAGTGAAAAAAGGTTTAGAAAATTTTATGGAAGATGATGCAGAAATAGATTCTGTAGTTGAAAGAGGCAGAGATTGAAGCTTGCAATTATAACCGACACTCACTTTGGAGCTCGTAATGACAATCAATATTTCAGTGATTACTTTTTTAAATTTTATGATGAAGTATTCTTTCCCACATTAATAGAGAGAGGCATAACCACCTGTATTCATATGGGTGATGTTATGGATCGCCGTAAGTATGTCTCATACAAAACTGCTACGGACTTTAGACAACGATTTATGAATCGTTTTAAAGAACTTAATATAGATTTACATATTATTATTGGCAACCATGATACCTATTATAAAAATACAAGTGAAGTAAATTCTATGGAAGAACTTGCTGGATTTGGTGAAATCTATATTGGACCTAAAATTGTAGAGTTTGATGGTACACCTATACTGTTAATGCCTTGGATAAATTCAAACAACTATAATGACTCTATGGATGCTTTAAAAACAGCCAAAGCAAATATTCTTATGGGTCACTTAGAAATTGCTGGGTTTGCAATGTCGGGTCAGGGTATGGTTTCTGCCGAAGGTTGGGAGAAGGAACACTTCAAGAGATTTGAAACTGTATTCAGTGGCCACTTTCACCACAAAAATGATGATGGACAAATATTTTATTTGGGAACACCTTATGAGATTTTTTGGAATGATTGTGATGATCCTAAAGGATTTCATATCTTTGATACTTCATCCAGAGAATTAGAACGCATAGTAAATCCATTTACATTATTTAAAAAGATTTATTATGATGATTCTCAAAATGATTATAGTAAGCATGATGTTACCAAATACAAAGAACATTTTGTAAAAGTTATTGTTGTGAATAAAAAAGATTTGTATGCATTTGATAAATTTACAGACAAACTTTTAAGAGCAGATTGTCACGAAGTAAAGATAATAGAAGACTTTAGTGAACTTGATGCAAGTAATGTATCAGATGATATTGTAGAAAACACAGAAGACACACTTACACTACTAGATAAGTATATTGATGAGCTTGATATTACTCTTAGTAAAGATAGACTCAAAACTACTATGAAAAGTTTATATAACGAGGCTCAGGACTTAGAACTCTAAATGATAATTTTTAAATATGTGCGTTGGAGGAATTTTCTTTCAACAGGTAATAACTTTACCGAAATTCAGTTAGACAGAAATTCAACAACACTTATTATAGGTGAGAATGGAGCAGGGAAGTCTACTGTTCTTGATGCATTATGCTTTGGTTTATTTGGTAAGCCATTTCGTAGTATTAATAAAGCTCAACTAGTAAATTCTGTTAATATGAGTGGAGCTATGGTTGAGGTTGAATTTGAGATAGGTTCTAAGAAGATAAAAGTGGTTCGTGGAATCAAACCAAATATCTTTGAGATTTACGTTAATGGTAAGATGTATAATCAAGATGCAAATGTTAGAGACTACCAGAAGTATCTCGAACAACAAATTCTCAAATTAAACTATCGTAGTTTTACTCAGGTTGTTATACTTGGTAGTTCTACGTTCATACCATTCATGCAGCTGAAGTCTCGGCATCGCCGTGAAGTGGTTGAAGAGATACTAGATATACAAATATTTTCTCTTATGAATATGTTACTGAAACAAAAACTAAAAACTAATTCTGATGATATCCGTGATGTAGAATATAATACTAGTCTAACAGAAGAAAAAATTGACTTGCAAGAAAAATATATTAATGAGATGAAAAAGAATAAAGACAAGCTTCTAGTAGAAAAGTCAAGTCTCTTTGCTTCAAATCAAGAAGAAATTCAAAAAAGACAAGAGAAAGTTAATGAATTTGAAAATCTTAATATTGCTTTACTAAACATTATCAGTGATGCTGATTCTGTAAAATCTAAACATCAAAGATTACAAAGTATAAGGTCTACTCTCAATGAAAAGCATAGAGCCCATTCTTCGACAATAAACTTTTTTGAAACAAATGAAGACTGCCCTACTTGTCAACAACACATTGGTCAAATATTTAAAACTGATATGATCAAAAAGAAAAGAAAAGAAACAGATAAAATCTTTCAAGGATTGTCAGAGTTAAAGGAAGAACTAGACAAATATAAAGAACGTCAAAAAGAAATCGTAGAAATTGCTGATGGTATCAGAGCTCACGAAGTTCAAATTGCAAAAGATAATGAATCTATTTTACAACTAGAAAAGTTTAATAGCACATTACAATCTGAAATAGATCAACTGAAACACGCTGATGTTAATAAATCTGATTATGAAAAATTTGGAGAGTTAAAGTCTGAACTCATAAATCTTACAGAGCAAAAATCTAAATTACTTGAGGACAAAACATATTCTGAAACTGCAAGGAATATGCTACAAGATACAGGCATTAAGACAAAGATAATAAAACAATATCTGCCTATTATGAATAAGTTAATCAATACGTATCTAACTTCTATGGAGTTCTATATTAACTTTACTTTAGATGAAAGTTTTGAGGAAACAATCAAATCACGATACCGTGATGATTTTTCTTATTCTTCATTTAGTGAAGGTGAAAAGATGCGTATTGATTTGGCTTTGTTATTTACTTGGAGAGCCGTTGCAAAGATGAAAAACTCTGCAAATACTAATCTACTTATACTTGATGAGATATTTGATAGCTCTCTTGATGGTACAGGTACAGATGAGTTTCTTAAAATTCTAAATACGTTAGGTGGTGAGAATGTATTTGTGATTAGTCATAAACAGGATGCACTTGCAGATAAATTTAGAAGTACAGTTAGATTTGAGAAGATCAAAAACTTTAGTCATATGAGTTAATTATGGGAAAACGATCAGACTTTGAGAGAAAGCCCAGAGACTTTTATCCAACGCCATTTGCGGCAGTAGAGCCTCTTATACAACATTTACCAGAAGGTTTTGCTTTTGCAGAGCCATGTGCTGGTGATGGACAACTATGCAGACACTTAGAATATTTTGGTGGAACTTGTATGTGGGCAAGTGATATTGAACCACAATTAGAAGGAGTACTTCAAAATGACTATACTGAATTGGGTGAAAATGAAGTTTTCGAATCTGGATACATTATCACAAATCCACCTTGGGAC